GTCTTAGAGGATCTGACCCGTCGCTTTCTATTTGATAACTCAACCGCCCTATCTAGCCAGAACGTCGCGTATGAAGCGGCGTATCACAATGGTGAAGCTGGCGTTATCCGCATGATCATCCACTACATACAGCAAGCCGAGAGACTATGACCGAAGAAACCAAGAAGCGTGGGCGCAAGGCGAAGCCCAAATACGAGGTATGCGGTGAGAATACTGATCACCTCGCTACGATTGGATGCGACCTTGAATGGCTTGACCGGCTACATGAGCGGTATGGCTTTGAGAAGTTCGAGTACCTGCACAAGTTCCGTGCTTTTAGGTGCTACAAAGACGGACAGCACGTTGATTGGATCGACGTAAACGATCTTGCTGTGATCAATGGCAAGCGCAGGGTGGAATCTATCCTGCTAAGACACCAACCGGTAAACCCTAAACGAGCAGTAATTCAATATCCTTGGAGATAATCATGGAAGAACAGGCCGTAGAAAGTAACGACACCCTGCAATCATTAGTAGACGCCGCAGAACCCACGTTAGGTGAAGGCGAATTCTTTTTGAGTGATGGGATCAAGGGCGTTGGCGATCAACCCGAGTGGTACAAAGCCGACAAGTACAAGTCAGTAGCAGAGCAAGCCAAGGCATACACCGAGCTAGAGAAGAAGTTTGGTGGATTCACTGGCGCACCTAAAGACGGTTACTCCGTTGTTGAAGGTGTCGAGGCAGACGATGCGTTATGGCAGGAGCTAGTGTCGTTTGGTGAGAAGACCAATATGTCTCAGTCTGCGATGAACGACGCATGGGAATTGCTGTCGGCTCAAGATCAAGCGGCTGAAGAAGTATCAATGGAAGTTGAGCTTCAGAAGCTAGGCGATAACGGTGTAGAGCGTGTCAAGGTTGTCGAGCAGTACATGAAGAACAATCTCGATAGCGATACATACGAGCGGTTACGTTATGCCGTAAACAGTGCCGAAGCTGTCGAGCTTATCGAAGCCTTAGTGAAGTCAACCGCCCCTGCTAAGTTGCCGATTGATGGCTACATTGAGCCAGGTGGAATTACATGGGCTGACATTGAAGCCGAGATGTTTAAGAAGCATGAGAGCGGCCAGATGCTACGTGCGGTCGATCCTAACCACGAGGCCAAGGTTCAACGCATGATGAAAGAGTTTGGTGGTGATAAGCCCAATGTACGCGTTGTTGGCTAATACGCAGTGTGTGGTATCATAGCGAGATCGGATACCCCTTTCACAAGGCCCGGTAGTTTTAGGTTGAACGACTGACCGACTATCGGGTACTCAGTCCAAAATCTCTTAATCATTTTTTTTTCAATTTGACATAGAGGAGACTGAATCATGTCAATTAATCTCTCCGCAGTAGCGGTAACTGAATTTGACAGCATGGTGAAGCACGCCTACGCAAACATGGGCTTGCTTAAGAACGCTGTCACACTCCGAAACAACGTCGTAGGTGATACCTACAAATTCCGTCGTATGGGCAAAGGTCTTGCTAACCAGAAGGCTAGCTCTGCCGATGTAGTTGCAATGGGTGTTGGACACGAGTTCAAGACTGCAACACTCGTAAACTGGAACGCACCCGAGTACACAGACATCTTTGACGCACAAGACGTAAACTTTGACGAGAAGCAAGAGCTGGCATCTACAATCGCCGGTGCCTTGGGTCGTCGTTGTGACCAGCTTGTCATTGATGCTATGGACGCTTCTACTCCACTGACTACTGCTGTAGCCGCTGGTGGTACTAACCTCACAATCGCTAAGGTCAACCAAGCACAGGTTGAGCTACGTGATCAGGGCGTACCAAATACAGAGCTTTTCGCAGTAATCGAAGCTGGTGGATTGGGTGGACTCTTGGCTGACGAGAAGGCAACTTCTTCTGACTACCAAGCGGTCAAGGCTCTTGTATCTGGTGAGATCAATTCTCTTGTTGGCTTCCAGTTCATCATCCTTGAAACTCGTGCGGAAGGCGGTCTGACTGAAGCGGCTAACGTCGTGGACTCTTGGTTCTTCCAGCGTCCGTCTGTCGGCCTTGCTATCGGTATCGACATGAAGACTGAGATCAACTACGTTCCTGAGAAGACTTCGTGGCTGTCTAACGGCATGCTGAAGGCTGGCTCTGTCGTTCGCGACGAAGGTGGTTTGGTTAAGGTTCAGTACGACAAGACTGCATAAGTCTTACACGGCCCCTTCGGGGGCCATTCTATTTCTGGGTGGGTTATGGCGAGCAAGATCGACTTAATTAGCAATGCACTTATTCTAATTGGTGACACTCCGATTAATTCACTTACTGGTGGATCACGGCGCGAGACTGTCGCGAACAACTTATACGACAACATTGTCCAGAACGAGCTGACAAAGCATCGTTGGGGCTTTGCTCGTAGGCAAGAACAGATGTCCCGCTTGACGGACGTGCCTGTGAACCCGAATCAATGGGCAACAATTTACCAGCTACCGACTGATTTACTGTTCCTAATCACTGTATCGCCTGATTCCAACTATCAGATATACGGCGACAAGGTGTACAGCAATTCAGATAACGCCATGTTTGCTGACTATATTGCCAACACGCCCGAGGCTGAGTGGCCTGTGTACTTCGCCAAGATGATTGAGTACGCACTGGCTATGGACTTCGCCGCAAGCATTAGAGACAGCTCTGCGGCTAGAGGTGAGATGGCGGCGGCTTATGTGAATGCGTCCCGTATGGCGCGTTTCACGGACTCTCAGCAGTATCCGACGCAACAATTAAGAAGTAACCCATTTACTAACGTGAGGTTCTAATGGCTAAGACTCGATTTATCCAGTCTAGCTTTGTAAGTGGTGAGTTATCCCCGCTTCTCAAGGGCCGTATTGATATCAACCAGTATTATCAGGCTGTCGAGACTGCTGAGAACGTCGTGATCGTTCCACAAGGCGGGATGAAGCGCCGCCCCGGCACTGAGTTTATCGCTCAGACCATACGCAATTTAGTCAACTGGGCTTACACAGGCAGTATGCCGAACGGTGGCAACCCATCAATCCTTGAAGGCGTATCAGATACAACTACTACTTCGACCACAGTAGCGATTGGCACGACCAATGATTACGTGGTGATCAAGGCTGATCGAGGTGCAACCAATGTTGCTGAGACTGAGTTTGTCGATATCCGACGCATTAGCTTGTCATCAGGCACCTCAACAGAGTTCAAGGTCCAGTATTCTGCTGACGATGTGACATACACCGATGCCGGTGATGTTCCATTGATAGGCACAAGCCCTCAAGACTTCCGCATCAAGGTAGGCGTATACGCTCGCTACTGGCGTTTAATACGTGTTGGCACGACTGATTTAGGATCGGCAACGATTACGGCGGCGGCATTTACATTGATGCAAGAGACCGGCGTTGACAGTGATGCCAAGCTGGAAGACTTCAGCGTTGAGGATGACCGTCATTATCTTGTGGAATTCACGCGGGACAACATTGCAATCTTCCGCTCTCAGCTTGTGGGGTTAAACATTCAGACCACTAGGGTCGCGGATATAAAACCCACGTATAGCGGTGGTGTTGACGTATCAACTGTCCGCACGGCACAGGTCGAGAATGTCATGTTGGTCGTTGGCAACTTCGAGCCGATGCGCTTAGTGAATCTTGGTACCGATAGTGACTGGGTAATTGATAACATCCCATTCTTGAACGTACCTCAGTACGATTTCGACGACGCATTAAGCCCAACGCCCACCAATGAAATACAGGTTATGACGCTAGGCCATAGCGGGTCGGGCCAATGGAAGCGTGGAGATCGTTTCGAGATAGACGTTGAGGGCGTTCTTTCCAAGTCTATTAGCTTTGCTGGTGACTCAACTGCCGATGAGCAAGCATCAACCGTCTTTAACATCCAGAAGAACCTGCAAGAGATGCCGGTATTTGGCGAGACGGGGGTAGCTGTAACCAGAACAGGAACTAAGCAGTACACAATCACCATATCGGGCGAGTCTACAAAGGCATTTGAGTTGTTTTCTGCCTATGTGACTGAAGGTTCAACCGATCACGAGATTGATTTCACCAAGACGCAGACAGGCACCCCACGTAAAGAGGATGTGTGGTCTGCTACCCGTGGCTACCCTGTTAGTATTTGCTTCTATGAAGGCCGATTAGTATTGGGCGGCACTGAGTCCAAGCCGCAGTCGATCTTTATGTCTAAGACAGGTGCATTCTTCGACTTCGATATTGATGACGGTGATGACGATGAGGCAATCTTTGCGACTATCTCTTCACGCAAGCTGAATGACATTGTTGACGTGTACCCCGGTCGTAACTTGCAGATATTTACATCGGGTGCGGAGTTTGCTGTAACCAGTAAGCCGACAACACCTAGCTCGATTACGATTCAGCCGCAGACTTCACACGGCGCGAACAGGGTTGAGGTCCAAGACGTAGACGGATCGACCATATTCGTTGACCGACACGGCAAGTCCCTCCTGAGCTTCCTGTATTCGTTTAACGAGGACGCTTACACGTCAGACGATAGATCGGTACTGGCCTCTCACTTAATCAACCAGCCGGTCGATATGGCCCTTCTAGCGGGTACTGCGAGCGACGACGCTAACTGGCTGTTTATCGTCAATACAGATGGCACGGCGACGATCCTTAACACGCTAAGAAGTCAGGACATTAACGGCTTCACTAGCTGGAAGACAGACGGCGACGTGAAGAGCGTTTGCGTTGTAGATGATCAGCTCTTTATGACTGTCGAGCGCACTGTAAATAGCGTTGCAAAACTGTTCATTGAGCGCTGGGACTTTACCTATCTTATGGATTGCTCGATTAAGAGCGTCCAAGTAGCTGGTGTCATCGACGGACTGGATCATTTGGACGGTGAATCGGTCAAGGTGTTAACTCGTGACGGCCAAGCTGATGCGAACGAAGGCTATGTGCTGTCGTCTTACACGGTAGCTAGTGGCGAAATCACTCTTGATCCTAGTGAGGTGTACAGCTTTACCACGTATGAGGTTGGCTTACCCTTTGTTCCTACTATTAAGCCTATGCCACTGAATACAAACATCGGATCAGGTCAGAATCAGATGCGCTTGAAGAAGATTGTGCGCATGAACCTGCGTGTCTACGAGTCTTCTGGTATCTATATCGACGGTATACCAGTACCTATCCGCGAGTTTGGTGAGGCTGGCACTACATCCCCTTTAACTGGCGGGTCGATTATTCCGAAAACTGGCATAATAGAAGACGTTTACGATATTAACGGCTGGGGCCGTGAGGTCATCCCGACGATTACTTGTCCTGATCCTACGCCCATGCACATACAGATGATTGAATACGAAGTTGAGGGTAACTAGATGAACCCGTTTGTAATATTAGCATTGCTATCAGGAGCCGTTGGAGCTTATGGGCAGGTGCAAGCTGGTAAGGCTCAGAAGGTTGCACTCAAAGAGCAAGCCAAACAAGAAGAGCTTGCGGCAGAGAGCCAAGAGCTACAGCGCCGGCAGGAATTAAACCGTGCATTAGCGGCTAACGTAGCGGCACTATCAACCGCAGGAATATCTGGAGAAGGCACTCCAGCAAGTTTGGCATTAGCGAGCGCAAAGCAGGTTGGATTAAGTGAAGCCACTATTGATGTTTCTGAGAATCTAAGACAAGCGGCATTAAAGCGACAAGCTAAACAAGCGACTCAAACAGCGGGATTAGCGGCGGCAAGTACATTGCTTCAATCGGGTGTACAGGCCGCACAGCTTAGGGACGAATAATGGCTCAGAAGCGCATTGATTATTACGGACAGTTTACGCCCACAGGTGTAGACACCTCTCAGGCTAAACGCTTGCAGGCTCTCTCTGGCTTGGCTGAACAGGTCGGTGATCTTGCTTATCAGGTCGGTGCTGGCATTCAAGAGCGCAAAGGTATGCAAGCCGGTCTTGCGGCTGGGGCAGAGGCCGCTGACAAAGGCGAGATGGTCGAGACGCAAAAAGGTTTCTTGTCACAGATATCCATATTTGATCAGGCATACAACAATGCACTGTCAAAGGCGTATGTTGCTGGCGTTGATAACGATGCGCGAGAGAATGTCAATCGCCTACTTACTGACAACCCCGATGACATTGATGCGTTTGATGAAGCTGTCAACGCTTATCGGAGTGGCGTAACACAGAATATAGCCGAAGAATTTAGACCATTGATTAATCAGTCAATGGATCAAATGATTACTAGCGCCCGCTCACAGGTACACCAATCTCAGACAGCCAAGAACCTCAAGAACGCAGATGACACGCTTATACGGTCTGGTCAAACAGCAACGGAAGCGGCACTGAAGGCGTCCCGTATCGGTGATGATGAGTCGGCAATGATTGGTCGTATGAATGCCTTTTCTGCCTTTGATGCTCGCGTTGAAGCTGGAACGATGACTCTGGCGGCGGCTGAAACTGCCAAGCAGAACCTTATAGTAGCTACTGAAGGCGAGAAGGCCCGAGGTGGATTGCAAGCTCTTATCAAGAATCGTGGTGCTTATGCGGCGGTTGAGTTTATCAATGCGGTAGCTGAGACGCCTGTTAGTAACTTCACGCTAGACCAGCAGGACGAGCTGGCGAATGTCCTACGTGCTGACTTGAATGAGTACATATCACTGACCAACATCCAAGAGAAGCAAGCTGAGGACGCGCTGAAGGCCCGTCAAGGCGAGAACTTCACTAGCCTTTATGTTGGCTTGATTAACGGCGAAACGGACAGAGGTGACATTACACGAACTGCTATGGCTGGCAATCTCACGCAGTCACAACTGACTACACTGACCAACGTAATGAACACTCGCGGTCAAGGTATTGATGACTTCAATCTGATCTATGACATCCAGACGCAGATGTATCAGAACCCAGAAGCGGCGCGTAACTTGATTATTGCCAACACTGGCACTCGGCTTACCGGATCTAGGGCGCAAGAG